TGTAACGACTATCCCTCGGAAGGGGAGTAGGATTGTTATTGATACGCAGTCCGAAATGGGTATGAATTATCATTTGAGATAATTTAAGATATAGTCTATACTGATAGAAATATCAGATAAATATGATAGTTTTTCAGATATACACTCGATATCATACACATTCATAGGCTTTCAGTCCGCATACTTAGCCACACATTGGAATCCTATATACTGGGATACCGCATGCTTAATTGTGAATAGCGGTTCTCTTGAGGAAGAAGAGCAAGAGATTGTAGATATTTATGAGGAAGAAGATTATGAGAATTATTCATATAAAGATTCTCAAGATAAGAACAGCAAAGTAAAGAAGAAGAATACAGACTTTGCAAAAATAGCAAAAGCAATAGGAGCAATCAAGAGTAACGGAATTGATATTTCTCTTGTTAATATAAATACATCTGACTATGGTTATAAGCCTGATGTTGAAAATAATAGAATTCTCTATGGACTCAAATCACTTAGCAATATTAGTGCGGAAATCATTGAAAAAATCAAAGAAGGAAGACCTTATCATGGAATCAAGGATTTTATGGTGCGGTGCCCGTTAGGAAAATTACCAATGATTAACCTAATTAAAGCAGGTGCATTTGATGAAGTTGAGAAAACTTTTAAATCAAGAGTAGAGATTATGGTTTACTATATCTCTCAAGTTTATGAAGGAAAGAAAAAACTGACACTTGCTAATTTTAATGGGTTGGTTCAAAGTGACTTAGTTCCAAAAGAGTTAGAATTACAGATTAGAATCTATAATTTCACTAAGTATCTTAAAGCTAATAAAAAAGTAGGAAAATATTTCACTTTTGATGATACTTGCTTACAGTTTTATGAGAAGTTTTTATCTGAATACTTAGAAGAAATTGAGGTTATAAATGGAATCTCTTGTATTCTTCAAACAAAATGGGATAAAATTTATGATAAACAAATGAATGCGGTAAGAACATGGCTTAAAACAAACCATGATGAAATGCTTGCCGCCTACAATAGAAAACTTTTCATGGAATCATGGAATAAATATGCAAGCGGTAATACCTCTCATTGGGAAATGGAATCATTATGTTTTTATCATGGAAAGCATGAATTAGCTGAAGTTAATAACGCTAGATATGGTATCGCTGATTTTAACACTCTTAATGAGAAATCTGATGTTGATTATTATTTCAAGAGAAAAGGATTAGAAATTCCAATCTTTAAACTGACAAAAATTGCGGGAACTGTTTTAGCTAAAGATGATAACAGATGTACTGTAACAATTTTAACAACTACAGGGGTTGTTCCAGTTAAATTCTCAAGAGATTACTATGGAATGTTTAAGAAGCAGATTTCACAGATTCAGGCGGACGGCACTAAAAAAGTAATGGAAAAGGGTTGGTTCGGAAGAGGAAATATCTTGATGATAACAGGGTACCGCCGCGAAGGTGAGTTTGTTGGAAAGACATATAAGAATACCGAAGGACATCAGTTATATAAAATTGATGAAGTTGTAGGAGATGCAATTAAAATTAGACATGAAAGATGGAGTGCGGACGGTGCTATAGAGGAGGATATAGATGATTAAATGTGAGACCTGTGAAAGGTTCATGGATGATAATTACTTCTATAAGGACGCAAATGGCGATAGAAATACAATTTGCAAGGACTGTATTGATAGAACTGCTAATTTTAAGAATACTAAAATGCTAATGCATTGTTTAATTAAGTATGGGTTTAAATATAATCCATACTTAGCTGCATTGTGTGAGGCATACCGCATCTCAACTCCTGAAAGACATGCTAAATACAGATTTCTTGATTTATATATGTATGCGGCAAAGCATAGTTTATCCTTTGGTGAATTTGATGATTTGTCCTTTAAGGATATAGTAGAAATTTTTAGTGATTATGACCCAAACAATGAAAAGGAGCCTAGTATGGAAGAAGGAATTAAAGTTTTAAGAAAAGAAGAAAAGTATGACTCTGTGGATAAGCCAAAACATTATAATAGAGAAGGTGCTATGCAATGTTTTGATGAGTTTGAGCTAATTCATGGAATCACTGCCGCCAAGTGGGCGTGCCTGTTCAATATTCATAAGTACAGATACAGGGCGGCAGACAAAAATGGTATAGAAGATTTAAAGAAGTCTGACTGGTATATGCAAAAATACAAGGAGTTGTGTGAGAAAGAAAAAACAACACAAAAGAAGACATACTGGGGGACAGATTAGGTTAATTCTGCCCCCGCAATCTTCATATATTATTACGAACCTTAAACATATTTTAATTAACTAAGGAGGAAGTAACAAATGAAGAAACAATTAACAGTTCACAAGAGAGATGGTAGAGTGGTTCCCTTCGACAAGTCCAAGATTGTAAATGCAATATTAGGTGCATTTAGGTCTGTTGATGGAAATATTAGTGAATATGCTGAACTTAAAGCAAGCAATATCGCTGATTATGTCGAGGAATATGCCAAATCTTGCGACCATGAGCTCTCTATTGAAGAAATCCAAGATTTAGTTGAAAAGGGATTGGCTTCAACCAAGAGAAAGGATGTTGCTAAAGCTTACATTATCTATAGAAACGAGAGAGCAAAAGAAAGATATAAGAATCTTCAATTAACAAAAAAGATTGGAGAAAAGCTTGAAGGTAAAAACATTGAAAACCAAAATGCCAATGTCGATGAACTCTCTTTCGGTGGAAGAAAAGGTGAGGCGGCGGATGTTCTTATGAAAGACTACGCTTTAAATTATTGTATGTCTGAAATGGCAAGAGATAATCATTTAAACAATGAAATCTATACTCACGACCTTTCAGCTTATGCGGTAGGTCAACATAACTGTATGAGCATTCCTTTTGATGATTTATTAAGCAAGGGGTTTACCACTAGACAAGCAGATATAAGACCCGCTAATAGCGTCAACACAGCTTTTCAGTTATTGGCAGTAATTTTTCAACTTCAGAGTCTTCAAGAGTTCGGAGGCGTTTCCGCAACGCATTTAGACTGGACAATGGTTCCTTATGTGAGAATTTCATTCTATAAGCATTATTTAGATGGATTGAAATATTTATCTGATGAAGGGTTTGATAAGAATATCGAACCAAAGGAAACTTCAATAGAGAATAAAGAGATTTATTCTAATGAGAAAGCATACAGATATGCGGATGATAAGACAAAGAAAGAATTGAAGCAGGCTGTTGAGGCAATGTTCCACAACCTTAATTATTAGGGCGACTTAATAGTAATATTAAGAACACAGCTATCTAAAAGGGGAAAATCTTAAAGGTATTAAGACAATCCCTTGCTAAATTTATATCATCAAATAAAAAAGAAAAAAAGGAGGTGAATAAAATGTATACAGTATATCAACACAGAAATAAGATAAACGGAAAAGTTTATATTGGTATCACAATGCAAAATCCACCTGCCGTCAGATGGGGGTGTAATGGTTGTAATTATAAATCAAGTCCTCATTTCTATGCAGCTATTCAGAAATACGGCTGGGATAATTTTGAACACATCATATTATTTCAAAATTTAACTAAGGAGGAAGCTTGTCTAAAAGAGCAAGAGTTAATTACTAAATATAATGCTACGAATAGAGAATATGGATACAACTCTACTTCCGGTGGCGAAACATATGTAATGAATAAAGAAACTAGACAAAAAATATCTCAATCCATGATGGGAAATCAAAATGGATTAGGTCATCTCTGTTCTGAAGAAAAGAAAAAGAAAATTAGTGAAGCTCAAAAAGGAAGGTTATTCACAGAAGAGCATAAACAAAAATTATCTGAAGCAGCAAAAAAGAGACACACTCCTTGTTCAGAGCAAACAAAAAAGTATATTAAACAAAGTTCCCATAAGAAGCCTGTTTATTGTGAAGAATTAAACACTGTGTTTGAATCTATTCAAGAATGTGGCAGACAATTAGGTATCCCCGCTACAAGTATTTCTAAATTATGTAGAGGAAGAGGAAAAACTCTTAAAGGATACCATTTAAAATATTTTAATGATGATATAATAAATGCCTAACGACTATCCACCTATAATGTGGAGTACACTCAAGCGAGTGGAAATGATAG